AAAGCCTCTGTAGGCCTCGACTCCTACTTCCACAGTCTCTTCCCTGAAGACGAAAGCCTTTCTAAAACGGCAGAAGAAATGGAAAAAGTAGCTTACGAAGAGAACCTTGGCGCTCGCGCTTTCGAACTTTTCGCAGCTCGCTTTGACCGCAGAATTGAGAAATTGGCTTCTGACATCCTGACCGGTTCGGCTACCATCGGCGCCGCCACCGCTCCTGACCACGAAGGCAATGTTCACAAAGACCTGACCATCCCGCAAGCAAACAAGACAAACCGTCCTGCAAACGCTAGCGAGAAGATCGACACCACACCGAGCTATACAGACGAAGTCTCGGCCAAGAACACCTCGGCGACTGTTGGCCACTTCGAGCAAAAACATGCTGCGATGGCTAGCTTGGCAATGAGAAAAGCGTTTATCCTTTCTCAGCTTGAAAGCTAAGAGGATCAGTGTGTTGTAGTTTTTAATTAAATTTCTTAAACGTTTTAGGAGATACCAATATGAAATTTGAAGACCTTAGCGCAGCTGACCAGAAGCTGCTTAACACCGACTTGGGTGAGTTCGAAAAAGACGCCGCTGCACAAGTAGCTGTTGCTGACGAAATGTATTCCGTTGGCTTTAACAAGCTTGCCACAGAAACCGCTGATGAGCTTGACGCCCTTATGGCCTCTGAGAAGAGCGCTTCTGAAGAGATTTCTCTGGACGAAGGTTCTGAGAAGACCGCTTCTGACCTTAGCGCTTTCATCGAAAGAGGATTCTTTGATGGCCTCTGCAAGCTTGGCCAAGAGCGTCATGGCGATGCTGGCATCTACCTCTATCCTTACATCGAGGAGAAGGTAGCTGAAGCTGGTGCCTGTAATGCTCTTAACAAGCTCGCAAAGGAAGATCCTGAAGGTCATCACTGGAGGAGAGCTTTTCTTAGCAACCCGGTCTCTTCGGCTATCGAAGCAAAAAAAGGGAAAAAACTGAATGCGTTTGGTAAAGCTTACGGCAATACCCTAAAAGAAACTGGAAAAGGTGCTTTAGCTGGTGGTGCAGGTGGGGCTGCTGTTGGCGCTCTTGGTGCACTTCTTTCAAAAGGGAAGATCAAGCCCGGTTTTGGCGCTGCTATGGGTGGGGGATTAGGTGCTGCTGGTGGTGGTTTAGCAGGTGCTATTAAAGGAGAGCATGGCAGCAAGGCATCTTTAATTCACGGAGAGTTCTCGAAGAATAAGAAGTAAACCTAACTGGCAGGTCTTATCTCACGGTAAGACCTGCCTTTCTGGAGACTTTAAAATGTCAAAGAGCATCAATGCCCTAATAGCCGAAGCGGACGAACTAATCCTCGGACACTATGAACTGAAGACCGCCTCAGTCAAAGAGGACGATGTCTTCAAGCTAGCTGAAGAACTTAGGGCAAGCGAACTGCCTGCAGCCGATGAAGACTACTCCATGACGGAGAAGATCGCTCACGCTGTAGCTATCGTCGATACCCTTATCAACCTTCCAGAGCTTGTTAGGGTTGCAGGGTTCGAGAAGAAAGCTAAGGAATCTGGGTTCACTAATGAGCAAATCTGTGGCCTCTTCGAGAAGAAGGCTTCGGTCAAGTTCAAGAGCGTCCTAGACATGATTCCAATGGCAAGGTGAAATGATGTATCAAGATTGGGATGAGCTGACAAAAGAAGCCTTTGTTAAAGGGCTCTTAAAGAACCTGGGTGCTTTCCGTGCCTTTGGTCGAAGAGCCTCCAAGGCATCTGCGTCGGCAGCCCATCAAGGAGCCAAGGCGGCCCCGGATTACATCCCCAAGTCCTTCGTCAAGGGTCTCGGCAAGGGTGTAGACCCGGAAAGAGCCTGGCGAGGGTACAGGCACCAGTCCATGTCGGGAAACGACGAGTCGCTCCTTATGTGGCCCCTAAGATCGGCAGCAGAGAAGATCATAGGTGGCAAGAAGGGTATCCGCAAGGTACGGGGAGGAGCCTGGAAGCATTTTGGCTCCAAAGCCCTCATGGCGGATATGACTCTAGGTAGGGGGCTTCAGAAGATACCCCTCATAGGCAAGAAGCTCTTTACTATCAAGGAAGACATCCCTTGGGGTAAGGGCATGAAGAAGGAAGTGGAAAGAGCCTCAGCTCTCGCCCCCATCTCCAAAGCAAGAGACGTTGCCGAACCCATACTAGTGGGTGTAGGATTAGATAAGGGCATAAAAGCACTAGCAGGTAAAAAACAGCAGGGTCCCGATATGAAAGACCAACAGCTAAGAGAAAAAGTAGCTTCCGTAATGCTCTCCCTCCATGAACGGAACAAGGAGCATGAGAAGCGGGCACACGCATTGAAGATCCTGTACAAGCAGGCCGAACTCGGACATGCGCCGTTGCCCCAAACGCACAGTGAGCTGGAGACCAAACTGGCATCACTAGTAAACGAGGATTTAGTTGTGTTGGATAAGGCACTGGAACTAGCAGGTGGGAGTACAAAAATAGGTGAGCTGGATCGTTCAGATCTAAGGTCAGCTATGAGCTCTGCAGAAAAATTCCAGGCTACTATCCTTGGTGATGAACTTTAAAATTTCATGGAGGAAGAGATGGTTACAGCAATCTCGGATATCCGCATCGTACCGGTCGGTGAGGATCTCACGCAAGAGGATCTTTCTCTCTCGATTCTGAGAGGGTTTGAGAAGATGTTCCGGGTGGACAAGAAATTGGCCACAGGCGCCGTATTCTCCAAAGGAGAGTGGGCAGTATTGAATGAAGACGGCAAAGCAGAGCGTCCCACGACTTCTCCCGTAGGCCAGACCTACTTGGTATTGTCGGGCACAGACCGCTTTGACGCCTACGCAACAGGCCAGGTCACATTGATCATGAGTCATCCTATCGTAGTTAAGTCCAGTCTTTATGACCGTGGCGAAGACTATGCTGTTGGGGATTACCTGACAGTCAAGGATCTGACACATGGTGAGGCGTTCGTTACGCTGCGTGGAACAGACGAGCCAAAACTCGCACGAGTCCTCGAAGTTGGAAACGGATATCTTGTGTATGAAACTTTGGGCGGCGTAGAATAAGCCCGTTTTAAACTTTGAAGGAGGTTTAACATGTACGAAGGATTAGACGCCCAAACGTTCAACAATCTGTTCATTGAGCAGCTTGACACCGTAGAAGGCATCAGGAAGACAGCAGCTGGCGGCGCAGCGTTTACCCGCGCAAAGATTCGTGAAATTGGTTTTGGGAGAAGGATTCTTCCCCCACAGTCAGTAACCCGGGTCGATTGCACACGCTCTACCGACCACGACACACTCATCAAAATCGTGGACATCGAACACGACTCCAAGGCTATGGCGATCAACTTCGCATCTGAAGCTGACGAACGCTATATCCAAGGAAAGCGCGCGGCGTTCCCGTTCTTCAAGATTGAGTCCGAGAAATTCGTAAAATCAGAAGCTGAGCTCCTGGCATACGACTATCCCGTCACGAAAGTCATCGAAGAAAACAGCGTCAAAGACATCCAGAAAGTCGAAGACATCAAGTTCATCGAGTACGCCGAAGCTGCCGTTGCCCTCACAGGCAAGCGTCTTCTGTCGACCGCTACCTCGGTTGACCGTCGCGAAATGAACTCCCTGTTCAAGATGATCGACTTCGACCAACTCATCGCAGATTGCTGCCTCATGAACACCGTCGATTATGACGACTACATGATCCAGCCTGCTCATGACATTGGCTCGCCTCTTGCTTCTGAAATCACGGTAGAAGGCTACAAGTACCAGACCATCCTTAAGCGCAAGCTCGTTGTGACAAACAAGCACGACATCCTTGCTCCTGGGGAAATCTGGGCGTTCACTGAGCCAGCCTACCTTGGTCATTTCTTCATCCTGAACGACGTGAAGTTCTGGATCAAGAAAGAAGCGGACCTGGTTATCTGGAAAACTTGGGAATACATCGCCGAAGGCTTCTCGAACATCAAGTCGATCGCCAAGATCGAACTCGACGTTCCGAGTCCGATTCCGGTTGGTGGAACCATTTAAGCGTTTCTAAGGTTCATGGGGGATGCTATCATTCCCCATGAACTTTATTAGGAGGACACAAGCGTTATGAAATACAAGATTACCAATACTACGGTTAAGGCCCCGAAACTCCATCCCAAAACTGGTGCTGATCTGAGAAGCGCTGTTGAGCGGGTAGGTCATGGTATCACCATTAGACCCAACAACAACGAGCACATCATCATCCAGACTAACAGGTCAAGAATCTTCGACCATGTAAACGAGGGCATGCTTCGGCTTCAGAGAGGCAAGTTCATCCGGATTGAAGAGATTGAGGATGTTTCGGAAGTACTTAAGAACCATACCCTTGGCAACAAGGATGACGCCCGCGCGGCGGTTAGGGGCTCTTCTGAGGATGTCCATGCGGCTGTAGAGAACAGGATCGCAAGAGCATCTGAGATGGGCAACGACAGCCACGAGCAGAGGGGCGGCAAAGAGACGGAGGAGGCTATCAACCCAGACGGCGAGCCTAACTTCGTTGTGAGAGCCGACAAGAGCTTCAAGAGAAAACAAAAAGTAGAAAAGCCACAGCTGTCTGACGAAGTTACGGCAGAAGTGGAGAAATAGGAGATGGCATGTCCCTCCAGTCTGCGCGGGGTACTGAGCGGATGGAAAGAGCCAGGAGATATCTTCGGCTCTTTCTTCGTGATACCCCAGAGCTTAATCGACTAATACGTAAGCAAGAGTCTAACGACGAGATGCTAACGTTTGCCATTGAGATGGCTGTATCAGACTGGAACAGCACCTCGCCATTCATAGACCGCACTGACATCAGCAACTATCCGAGCCTCTATCTACTGATGCACGGGGCGGTTATCCAGATCCTTAAAAGCCAGGGCCTATATCAGGCGCGCAACGAGCTTAACTACCAGGCTGGTGGTTCGAGCTTCATGCGTTTCAACAAGAGTTCATAC